GTCACCAGGCTCGCCGGATGGCTCGGGAGATCCCCGGCCTGGATCGCGGCGAACGCGGCCGTCGTCGCCCCCGTCGCCCGCAGCACCATCCCGGCCGTGAGCCCACTGGTCGTGTGCGAGCTCCCCAACCCGCTCGTGTCAGCAAGGACGTGGGCGCCCGGACTCCCCGGCGCGGTCGCCTCCCACCGACTGTTCGCCACGGACCACGCCAAGACCTGCCCCGCCGAGGGCGCGGCACCGCCGGCATTGTAGTGGTCCAAGATCCCGTGGCGGGTGGCCAGCTCGGCTACGGTGAGGCCGTCAGTTGCGAGGGCTGGCATCTACCACCCGCTCGGTTCGCAGGCGTTGTAGGTCGCGGCTTCAACCCCCGACCACGCGGAATCCACGAAGCCCGTCTGGGTCGCCTTCACCCGGAAGTACTTGGTGCCGGAACTCAGGTCCGTCGCGATGGCGTTCGCGGCCCCGGCCGCCGTCGTGAGGATCGTCACCACGTTGGTGGTGAAGCCCCCATCGTCCGCGCGCTCGAGGACGTACTGCGCGTTCTGCGCATTCGCCCCCTTCACCCACTGACACGAGACCTGCGGATCGTCTTCTTGCGCACACTGCGAGCCGTAGGCGTCAAAGTCGGTCGGCGTGTCCAGCGTGAACTGCTTCGTGCTCATGCTCGCGGAGACCGACGTCGACGCTTGGCCGTTCCGGTAGTGGTCAATGAGGATCGTGTAGGCCGTGTTCGGATCGAGATCCGGGCTCGCCGGCACCACCCCCGCCGTGACGCCGGCGGCGTACGTCCGCCGGAGGACCCCGCTGACGAAGATCCGCGTCTCACTCACCGCGTCCCCGTTATTCGACCACGTGAGCGCAATCTGATACGCAGTCGTGTTCCCGTTGTCCTGGGCCAACGTCGTGGGCGCCGCGGTCGGACCCGCTCCGGACGTGCCAGCCGCCGTATCGAAGTCGCGCACTTGGCCACGCCGGCCGTTGAGGTCGTAGCCGACAAAGAGCGTCCGCCGGTAGAACGTGTTCGGGGTCGCAATCCGCTTCGCGAGTTGACCCGTCCGCTGGAGGAAGCCGACGAAGAACTCCTGACTCTCCTCCGGGAGCGCGGTCCCCGGCGACGCGGTCCCGAGCCGCGTGTACAGCTCGCAGTACTCGAAGCCACTCCCGGGTGTCACGGTGTACCAGATCCCGTCCGCCTCGGTCACGATCGCCACCGTGAACTCCGCCACGGGTGCGACGTCCACCACCGCACTCGTCTCCGTCCACACGGACGTGTAGCTGTACACGTTCACGGCACGGACGCGGGCGTACCACGTCTCCCCATCATCGGGCCCGGGGACTTCAAGCTTCTGCCCCGTGGGATCAACCAACGCGACCGCCAGCCACGCTTGATCCGAGCGGCGCACCTGGACCTCGTAGCGCGCGAGGTAGGGATCGAGGCTCGCCGACCACTGGAGGTGCACCTTGGGCGTCCCAAACCCACTCACGATCTGGAGATTTTCCACGCCCCGCACGAGGCCCGGCGCCGGCAGGTTGGTGTCCGGCAGCGCGTCGGCGTTCACCGTGGGATCGTGCGAGTACGCGGCCGGCGTGAACTCGACGAGAAGAAGCTGGCACCCGAACAGCGGATCGGGCGTCGTCCCCATGACCCAGAACTTCTTCGCGACCCAGCCGTAGGCCTCATGCGTCAGGTTCACGACATCGCCGACCGTGAGCATGAGGGCTTGCTGACTGAAGAGGCCGGTCACGACAATGCCCGAGCGGGTTTCGTGCCGGAGAATGCTCGCGATGTGCTCGGCCTGGGCTTTCGTGGTCGTGAACGGGAGGCCAAGTTCCTTCTTCACCTCGCGGCCGTTGTCCTGGGTCGTCTTATAGCCGTTGCTCACCCCTTCCCGCGGCCACTCGAAATCTGAGGCGACGTAGCCTGCACCGGGATCGATCCACGTCACCCGAAGGACGTTGACGAGATCTTCGAGCCGCGGCAGCCGGACTTCCAAGTCACCCAACACGTCGTCCGCGGTGAGGGCCACGTCCGTTTGCTGAGCACCTGTGATGTCGCGCGTGGTGAAGAGCCGGTACTGCCCCGCCTGATAGGCGAGCGCGCCGCGACACGACGAGAGCATCCGTTCGAGGTTGGCCGCGATCGATTCCCCGGTATCCACGAGTCCGTGCAGGGTGTACCGCGTCACCGTGCCGCCCTGGGTGAGCGGCACCGCGTCGTCGTAGTACTGGCTCATCGCGAGGAACGACGCCTCGTCCAGCTCCGTCGTGGCCAGCCCGAGTCCGTAGCGCGTGCTGAGGAGATAATCGCGGATGCACGACGCGGGATCGGCACTGTACTGCGTCGCCGCCGCTTGGATGTCGTAGACCTTCCGGCCTTTCACGGTGACCGCGACCTCGGGGACCCCCCCGGAGAAATAGTCTTGGTCGGCGTCGGTCCGGAGTACGAGGTAGCAGATCCCGCGCCCATCATGCGCGCTGGTCCATTTCGTCGTGACGGCGGCGAGGTTCGTGTCGTGCGTCTGGCTATCCGACCCGAGATGCACGTAGAGCGCCACCTTGCCCGCGTCGTAGTAGGCGCCCCACTTCGCGCCGTTCTGCGCCTGGGCGTGGGCCCACTGGCCGGCAAAGGTGTTCTTCGTACCGGCCGTCACACTGCGACCGAAATCCACGTCGAAGGTGGTGCTCGCCACGTTGGTGACGGTCACGACTTCGCCGTTGATCGACGCATCGAGCAGCGAGCCGGAGAAGATGACGCGGTCCCCGTTGATGAGCCGATGGGGATAAAACGTCTGGAAGCGGTAGGTCGTCCCACTGACGAGGGCAATGCTGAGGAAGAACCCGGACCCGTTCATCCAGCCGTTCGCACCGTTCCCGATGGCCGCTTTTCGCCAGACCAGTTGCCCGTCGAGGTACAGCTCGGTCACATCCTCCACTTCCCCATGGCACACCGCCAGCACCTGCCAGAGCTGCACGCCGTCCCCGCTCGTGGTGGCGAACACCCGATGCGTGGGGCACTTCGCCGTCCCGTACACGACGGGGAGCGGCGCGCCGTACTCGGCGTACGTCACATCGAGCTTGCGGTAGGGGGGCTTCGGCTTCCCGAACAGCCACTTGAGGATGATCGAGCCGCCGAGGATCACGAGCGGCGCAACCGGGATCCCCGCGACCGTGAGCCCCAACCCGATGGCCGAAGCAGCCGAACCGGCACCCGGGCCCCCAACGGATCGCCCCGCCGTGAGGATCCCCAGCCCGCCGCCGGCGGTCATGACCGTTCCTTCCAGCGGAGCGTGCGGTTCACGTTGTACGCCACGAACTCGAAGAACTTGTCACCGCTGAAGACGAGCTTGTGGACGTAGGGCGACGTGGTCAGCCCGCGGATCTCTTCCATCTCGGCCACGCGACTGATCCCGGTGACGCGCGCCGTCCGCGCAATCGGTCCATCCGGCGGTCGGGATTCCGTCAGCACCCACCCCCCATTCATCAGGCCACGGAAGAGCGTCATGCCCGGACTGATCGGCGCGCCGTTGCTGTCGAGCAACGCGGCGTAGAGGCTGATGTCCCGGTTCACGTAGTACTCGTTGAGGCACGCCGCCGTCAGCGCGTCCGTGAGGCTCAGCGTCACGTCAAGTTGGGACCGGCCCGCGTCGATGGAGGACTCTGTGGGGACCGTGAGCAGCAGCAGCCCGCCGGGATTGACCCAGTCCTCCGAGCTTCCCCCTGGCGGCGTCCAGGCATACGTGAGCCCCGCGGCGGCCGGGATGCTCGTGTAGCGGAACGTCGTCGTCGAGAACACGAGCCGGAGAAACAGCGCGACATTGCCCCGTTGCTCTTGCAGGGCGGCCTTGAGCGCGGCGTCCGTCCAGCGGGTCATCCGGTTTCCCGAAAGCTGAGCCCGAAGCCCAGGAGCAACGCATCCGCGGCCGCCTGCCCCTGCACGACGTCCTCGAGCACGACCTGGAATTGCACGGCCCCGAGCGTGACGTTGTACGTCACGGCCCCGCTCGGCGTCGGGGCGACATAGACCTCGGGGGACACCGGGATCGTCGCCGCCCCTGCGCCACTTCCCGACGTGACATCGGCCGTGACATCGTACACCCACGGCAGCCCCGCGAACTTCACCACATCGCCCGCCTTGAGCACGAGCGTGCTGGGCGACCACCCCGTGGTCGCGATGGTAGGCCCGGTCTGCGCCGGTGAGGCAACAACGACTGGTGTGCCACCACCGGCCCCGAGTTTATCTCGGAGCCCCACGTGGGCCACCGTCAGCAGTGTGCGCTGATGGAAGTACTGATGGCAGAGCGCGAGGAACTTGCGCACGTCGGGATCCGAGAGCTTGAGCGGCCCGTAGTCTTCCGTCCACACGCGACCTGACCGTGAGACACTCCGGGCCTGGACCCGCCCCGAATGGCCGACCGCCAGGAACCCACCCACCCACGACGGGAAGGTGACCCGCTTCGGCATCACGAGGCGCGCGAACGCGGTCGCCATCTACCGTAAGTGCCGCTGGAAGGATGCACCCCGCGCGGGACGCGCCAGGGCATCTTGGATCGTCCCGATGATGACACCGCGGTTCTGCCGCAGCACCTGAGCGGCGCTCTGCGTGTCGATCGCCCCCACATTGAGCGTCACCTCGACCGGCGCCGCCATCGCACTCCCGCTGAAGCCGGAGACGATGCCGCCAATCGCCCCCACGGTCTCGCTGAGTTGAGCCGCGCCCTTGCCCCCATGGAGCTGCGCAACCGCCTGCAGGATCTGGGTAATGGCGCCGATCATCGCGTCTTCAATTGTGAGCGATCCGCGGATGACCGCCTCGGACATGCGGCCAAACGCCTCGATCGTGATCGTCGACGCATCTTCAAAGCCGCGAGCAGCTTTCTCTGGTGCTTTCCAGTCGCCCGTGAACGCGAACGGACTCGCGAGCCCCTCGTCGCCTTGGAACCGACGCCCGAGCGGCGCCGATCGCACACCGAACGCCCCAGCCGCTTGCGCGCCGACATTGGTCATCCCGAGCCCGGCCGGCCGGCCGGTCCAGGCAGCACCGGTCCCGACCGTCGTGCCAGTGGCCGCCGCGCCGGCAACCGCCGCCGTCTTCGCGTCGAGCATCGCGATCAGTTCATTCAAGAACGTGATCCGTTCGCCAATCCCCGCCATCTGCGACCGCGCCGCGTTCTCCAACTTCAGATACTCGGGTGATCCGCCGCTCCGGAACTCCAGCGCCGCGGCATTCGCCTCCTCCTCAAGATTGAGGAAGTGGATGCCGAGCCCGACTTGCTCCTGGGCCAGCTTCGCGCGGGCCCGCGGGACCGCGGCACCCCCGAGCCCGGCGAGTGACCGTCGCTCGGCCTGCCGCGCGATCATGCCGGGGTCCATCCATTCGGCAACCTGCAGGGACGCGAGCCCCAGCTGCTCCACCCACCGCGCCGTCACCCCGGCCAACGCAGTGAGCACCGGCAGCATGCGCTCGAGCGCCGGCAGCATCTTCATGGCGAAATCATCCGCGATGTCCTGGAACTGCGCCCGGAGTTGCGCCGCCTTGATTCCCGCCTCGTCCTGGCTCGCCGCCAGCTCCCCGGTCGCCTTCCCCATCCGCTCCGTGATGAGCGTCAGTGTGGCGGTCGCGCGCTCTTGATCGGTCAGGGTGTCGGCGATGACCTTCCCCGTCTGCGCGAACGCGCGCTGCTGCACGTCCGCCTCGCTGATCAGGATGCCGTATTCCTTGAGGCCTCGGGTCTGCCCGGCCAAGGCCGCGGTGAGCTGCTGCACCACCGTCGCGGTCTCGACCCCCCGGAACTCCGCCAGATCCCCCGCAAGCTGCGCAACTTGCTGCGCTAGGGCCGCGCTCTGGGCTTCCGCGAACCCCATCCCCTGCGTCGTCGCGCCGATGCCCGCGAGCAGTTCCTGCGTCGCCCGCTGGGAAAGTCCCGCCATCGCCCCGAATCGCTGGCCGAACCGCTCCACGACCGCAGCCGACTCGCCGAACGTCGTGCGAAACCGGTCCCGGGCGTCCTCCACCGCGGCGCCGAGATCGAAGAGCTTCTTGGCGGCGACCGCGATCCCGCCTGCTGTGGCGGCAAACGCCAGGACGTGCTGGGCACGCTGGATGCTGCGCTCGAACCCCGCGATGGATTTGTCGGTCCGGGCCAAGGCGGATTCAAACGCCGCCGTCCGGGCTTCGAGGCTGACAATCAGGGAACGGAGCGCCATGCCTAGCGCCCCGCGGTCAGGCGGGCCGACGTCTGCGCTTCCAGCCGCGCCTCTTCACGCAGCTCGTCTTCCAAGAGGTAGAACCCAATCCACTCATCCAAGAGCCGCGTCCCCATGGTGTCGGCCAGCGCATCGATGTCGGCGATCCCGAGGTCGCGACCGAGCCGGAACAGCATCGCCCGGATCGGCCGCGCCCTCAGTTTTTTACCAGCGTCTCCGCGTCCTCGGCGAGTCCATTTAGGCGGATCGCCACCGCCGCTAGCCGATCGACTAGGGCGCCCGGCCACTCCGCCACGACGTCGAGGTCCTCATCGGCAAACTGCCGCGTCCCGGCCTCATCCACGACCGTATAGAGGAGCAGCCGCGCCCGGAAATCGGGCAGGGGAAGATTCTCTTTCCGCTCGGGGTCGGTGGCAAAGGTGAACCTCCCCCAGGCTTCCCGGGCGCGCGAGGACATCTCCCGCACCCGCAACGTGACGGTGTGGCCGTCTCCGTTCACGCCGAACTCCGGCGCCGGTACGTCCTCCGTGGCGAGCGGGCGCAGCCGCTCCACGAGTTGCTGCTTGGTCAAGCCGTCCATGTCCCCTCCGGCTACGGCGTGATGTCGCGCGTCACGACCGTCGTGAACGCAAAGCTCACCGTCACATCCTGGACGCGACCGAGCTCACTCCCCCGGTCATAGGCCGTGATGAACGCCGTGCATTGGAACTCGGGATTGGTGGCCGAGATCGCCGCCGAGCTGTAGCGCCACGCAAGCGCGCCCTTCGTCGCAGCACGGAGCGCCGCATCGAGCGTCGCATCGGGCGTCGGGTCGAACCGCATCCGCACCGACATGCGACTCGTGGGGAGTCCGGGCTCGAAGACGCGCGCCGCACCACCCCAGACGGTCGCTTCCTCGGCCTCGACCTGACCGCCATCTTCGGTGATCGCCACGCCGTAGGCCGAGTAATCGACGCTGTTGAAGCTGAAGTATCCGGTTTTCTGAACCTGTGCCATGGGAATCGCCCCCCTAGTAGATGCCGACTGCCACGGCGAACACGAACGGCCCGCCTGTGATCGTCCAACTCACATCCCACCAGTCGTCGGTGATCGCCCCCGCAATCGGCGTTGCGTACTCCGCCGCCCGGCCGGTTTTCTGACCGAACGTGATCCGCGTCGTGGGGCTGGGGAATCCCGCCGTGTCACTCCGCACCAGCACGTCCAGCGTGCCGGTCCCCGAGAACACCTGCAGGACCGCATAGAGCTTCTGGGTCGCCGCCACCGCGCCGAGCTGGCGATCCGTGCCGTTCCCCGTCGCGGACTGGGAGCCCGTCGCCAGGATCGTCCCACGGATCAGCGAGTCGGCGCCCGTTGCGAAGAGCGAGCCATCGAAC